TGGTCTGAGGTGAATTATTTCCCACCATCTTTTCGGCATATCTCACTTCCTCGGATATTTTGGTTTCTTTGGTTTTTTAGGCATTATCTAACTCCTACGGATTAGCAAGTTGAACTGCTGGTTCTGCCATTGTGATTTCTACATTGTCAGTCACAGTCCAGTTGGCTCCTGTGACCGTGCTTTTAATTTCAAATTCTTTGGTTGCCAGATTCGTATCGTGACCAATCTCATTCTGTCTAATTTTTAGAACTCCAATATCAAGATTCTTAAAGGTACAAGTTCCACCTTTTGTAAATACATTGGAAAGCGTCAGAGTACCAATCTGTCCATTAACTCCAGAAGTTCCCGCATCAAGCCAAACTCGGTCATACTGACCTCCTGAAACAGTCATGGCTTCTGCTTGGTGATGCCCGCCTCCTATTGCACGATTTCTGGCATTCCCAGAAGTCTGAACAATTGACTGCCCATCGGAAGCATTGTGTTCCACAACAATCGTGTGAGCATCGACATCCGAAAAGTCCATAGATTTACAGCGGGATTTCTCGATTATAAATGTCCCTATTTCAATGCGTGTTGCATTAAATGCGGGGTCTGAAGATTGCGGATTACCGCTTATCAGAATTGCCTCTGCTTTCCCTGATGGTAATGTAGATGCTTTTTGCCCTGCCGCATCTCCTGTGAAAACCGTACCAACTGACACATTCTCAATTGTTATTTCCCGAACAGGAATTGCTCCAAGATTTATCTGCAAAGTATTGTCGGAATATTCTTTGTCTATCGGTCTGTTATTTGGTGCGTTGTATTCTCCGTAATCCCCACAACTGAAACACTTATCTGCAAAGACTGTCTCATTGACAACCACTCCCGTTCCCGCCGTAGAACCCACCGCTAATAATCCGATTGCCATTTGTGGACTGAATCCCATCATCCTTAAAAAAGAATAGGGACTCATGATGATTTTGAAAGTGGTTTTCCATTTGGCTGATTCATCGTTCAAATAGGTGATTTTTCCGATGAGCCAATCTCTCCATACGGCAATCCGTCTATATGCCCGCAACGGGCTTCTCACAACCCCCATAGGAGCAGACTTAATATTCCTCCACCACGTTCTAAAATTATGAACGTGCAGAGCGAACCCAACCACAATCAGTAGAATAGAAATTCCGACTGTCCACAACATATAGGTGTTAAAGAAAAAAACTGTATTAGATACAAGATTTTCGGTGACGTTCAGCCACGCTCCTGTCCAGAGGATGTTCTCTATACGTATTGGAAGAAATGGGGCAATCCATTTAGTCGGGTCAATGTAAGAAATAAACAATCCAAGAGAACCCGTAACAACAAGTATTGTTGTGCAGATTCCAAGGAGTATTTTCAGAACAATAGTAAGGTCTGGCAGAGGAACTCTCGGCACACTAAAACTGAACTGCGGTAAACGCAGTCTAGGAAACCGAATGTTTCTCATTTCAGCACCATCCTTTTTCGTATAACTTCCACCAGATAAACCCACCTAAAGCCAAAGCAGATGCACCTAACGTCACTCCTACAATTGCAACTCGCTTTGTTTTCATTAACTCATTCTCCAACCGTCTTATTTTTGGTATCTCTAATCTTCTAATGTCATCGACAAAGTTTTTATATCTTTGATTATTTTCATCAACCAATAATTACACCTCAAACTGTCACATATGCTTCGGTAATGTTCCCTTTTGTGAACGCATACATAATCGTGTTAACTCCGTTTCCGTCATCAGCAGGAGAATCTGGTTGAACTGTCCATTCATAGTTAATCGCACTTGTACTTGGAGCAATAATATGATGGGCATTTACATTGGTAGATGTGTACCAACTGTTCAGCCCTGAAACTGTCTTAACTGTTGAGCCGTTATATTTCAATCGTGCTGTGTATGAGAAGGATATTTGGGCAACTCCACCAAAGTTCTTCTGAGCAGTTAGCATCCATGAAAAGCTGAGAAGATTATTGGCGTTTGTTGCTGTGTATGTCTGAACTCCAGAATTGCTTTGCTTTTCATCTTGTTGGTTATATCCCCAAGCCCCAAAGGTGAAATTCACCAATGTATTTGCAACCTCTGTCTGGGAGATTTGATGCTGATGATTCCCTGCCGCCGCCGTTACTCCTGTTGACCCTAAACTTCTAAGAGATGGAGTCCCTGCCGCTTGGTCTGCGAGGGTTAAATCAATAACGGCAGAACCGTTGTGATATTTCAACGCTGTTCCATTTCTCATCATCTCACCAGCGTTTGTTGGGTCTGCACTCTGGTCGCTCAAAACAACCGTGTTTAATTGTCCGAGAGATACAGCAGACAAAGCACTTGAGCCGTCACCTGCTCCACCGCTGTGAGCGTGTACAGATAAAGCATTTAAGTTGTCTCGGATTTGCTCATTAAGAGAACCCGTGCCAGTTGCTAAAACTATTTCATCTGTTGCCCATGTTTTCGGTGTTGTCCAAGCCATTACAAACTCCAGCCAGCACAATCGGAACAACCAATTTTATGGGCATTCCATTTTGTTATTAAGTCGCTCTGAGAAATTGAATCGTCATCTTTATGGATATCAAATTCCAATTTGCCATTCTCATCAGATGCAATTACCAAATATTCATGTTTGCTAATATCTATTCCTGCAACCTCTGTTGCAAAAACAGTTCCCCTTAAATGAACATTCACCCCATCAACTTGTTCTGTATTCATTAGTGAGTATGGTCTCCTGTTGCCGCTTGCAATGCTCCCGTTCCGAGAGTTCTGATTGATGCTCCCGTTGAGTCCCCTGTAAGACCTAGAACATTCGTGCCGTCATAGAACTCCAAGACCAGAGCATTTCTCTGCATTCCCCCCGCAAGAGTTGGGGCAGTTTCTAAATCTACAAAGGGAAGGTTTGAAGTTGTTAATGTGGGAATCTGTAAACTGGTCGCACCATTACCTTCTGTGCCGTCATGAGAATGCTGGTCAAGATACAAAAAGTTGTCTCGGATATGCGTGTTTAAGTCTGATGCAACTACCATCTCAGGTTTCCAAGTTTTTGGAGATGTCCACGCCATCTAATTCTCCTAATACGCTGGCACAGTTGATGCCCCTATTTTCCCTGTATCTAGTACCCAGAACTGAGAGTAACCACCAGATGCTGGGGATAGCTTATATGTTACCTGATGTTCATAACCGCCTTTTTTTATTGACTGTCTTACAGACTCAATAAAGAAATCAGCGTCAATTCCCAGACCCGCATTATTATCTGCCTCAACAGTAATTCTGTCTGAGATATCCCGTGCCATAATCTGCTGTTGCATTGCGTCAGATTGATTGGCGTTTATCTGCATTGAAAGAATCGGCAAAGGGGAACCGAATATCGAGTTGTAATAATCACACCACAACTGAGCATTCTGGCTTGTTGGAAAAAACTCTGAGTCCGAGGCATATTTCCTTTCACCAAATTTTGCCTGTGAAACAGTATCTATTGAGCGAACCTTAACGGGGTCATTTGACCAGACCGCTGTTCCCCTTGCTTGCATGGTTGTGAGATATGCTCCATACAACGTGTGGGTATTCTTTAAGGTTACAAGCATTCTTGTGGCAGTTTTATCAGAACTGCCAACAGTAATTGTGATTGAAGAAGTTATATCTGTTCCGCTTCCGTTCCATTCAGTATTGGCAACGATATCTGTTGACGCAACAGGAGTTGTCCATTCAGAAACTTCCAGAGCATTTCTTGGTGAACTTGGATTGGGATAAATCGCCTCATAGGTTCTTTCTTCTCCGGGCTGAAGGAACGGGGAATTCTCTCCGTATTCTGGATGAGTCCAAAGAACTGCCAACGCTTGTGTTGAATAAGTTCTTGAAGATGCCTCAACGTGGTTGGTTATCGTGGAGAGCGGGTCTTCTTGATTAAGGGTGGTGTAACTATTCGTTGCACTAGAAGAATCGCTAAAAACAGCCTGTGGAGTATCGTACGGCGATTGTATGCGGGTGTGTCGGTTCTCAAATATTATCTTTCCATCTTTTCCTTCTTTGATGAACCCGCCTTCAGTCTCCTCAATAATCCTCAGAGCATCTAAAGTTTTTGGTCCATCTGTCCAGTATCTTGTGAGAGTTGTTTGTCCTGTCGCTAACTCCCGCAAAGAACTTGACCAGCCAACGTCATCGAGAATAGCTCCAATGACCTCGTCTGTTCTTTTATCAATCTGAGTTTCAAGAGTTGGTCGGAAATCATTCAAGTAACCTAAACTGCCGTATGCAGTTACGGTGCAAGTCTTCACTCCGTGAACTGCTGGAGTCGGAGTTATTCTCTCAAGATATCCTGTCCATGTGACAGTTGGTTCAGCGTCAAAAGAGAACGGAAAAGTGTAAGGAAAGTTCTCTATTACCCCAACTCTCATATCAAGCTGTACGGGGCGAGCAGGAAGCATATTTCCCGCAAGAACTGAAGACGCATTTGACGGGGAATATTTCCCATCGGGATTGCTGATTCTCGCAGTTAGAGTTCCAGAGATTGAATTGCCTGATAATTGGGAGGCATAGTCTCTGCCACGGGTAAAAGAAACCTCAAGGACATCTGAGGTGATATTATCGTATGTTCCTACATAATCACCGTTATTGTCCCAATCTACAAATAGCCTAGTTTCAAGCCTCTGTGTCGGCATCTAGTTCTTCAACCTTTGCTTGCAGTTCTCTTACCTGACGCTCTGCCCTGATTCTCCTGAGTTGCTCATTCGCAACAGGGTTCTCTTTGCAAAGCTGTTCTATGTCTTCTGAAGTAATTCCTTCTTCCATCTAAACGTCTGTTGTCCCTGTTGTCCAATCAATACCTAAATTTTCGTCATTCACCGTCTTGAGCCATGTATACGCCTGACCCCATAATGACTTGTCAGCAGGGAGTAAAACAGAATCTGCGAAATAGGTAGTAATGTCATCAGCAGGAACCATATAAGTAGCTCCCATAATTGGCATCTGTCTCGCCTCATCATTCCCCTTACTTCTCGCAGTAGCGTCTGCATAAGTTTCCCAAGCTACTTGAACATGATGCTGAGTATTTAGTGTGGTAATCCTAACTTCAGCAATTTGAGTATAGGCATTTGCATGAGTAGCTCCGCCTATATTTGCGACTATGCTTTTCTGTATTGCCATATTCTTCTCCTAAAAATATTCAATGTATGAGATAACGTAATTTGACTCAAGGTTCTGTCCGTAGTACCCACCGCTACTACTGGGATTTGAGCCACCCTGCCATATATGAATGGCATCACCCGAATTTAACCATACAGGACCATCATCTTTACTGAGAACTCTGAATCCCGAATTACTGAGCCATGACCCGTCTCCGTCATTTGAACTACTTACTGTTGAATAAAGCAGATATTGAGTTCTTCCTCCATACGGTGTAGATGAATTTTCGTGATGTTGGTGACCCATGTAATAAGACTGGTTATTCATTACAACCTGTTTATCAGCATTTGGGTTTGAGTTTGTAGGAGTTTGCTGGATTTCTGGGTACTGCACATAAAAAGAGTTGTTATTATAACCAGAACCAGTCTGCCATACGTTTGCGTTTAGTGACCTACTGATTCCGCAATACAAATTATTAGTCCAACCGCCTTCCCCGTTTGTAACTCTAATCATTTCAATCTTGTAAGTTCTGCCGTATGGAATAATTAAGGCTTCTGCCCGAAAATACTCATTTGAAGACCAAGCCCCACTTCTATATGGAACGGAGCCAGTTATCGTATTTGGCAACGCATATTCATAATCGTTTAAGTTCAAGCCCATCGGATTCTCCTATGTAATTATTTCAAAATCTGCGACTATCTGGCAGGACTTATTTAACCATTCTGGATATGACTCATCTGCCACAACTTTTGCTTTCACAACATCACCCTCAGTTAAAATCATCGGGCGTTTCATAGCAGGGACAGCGTTACCGCTTTTGGCTCTCAACATTTTGCAGATTGTAGTGGTGGCAATAGTACCTTCTGAGTTAATCACTTTTGCCCCTGATGAATCTAAAATACCTGTTGTCCCTGTCGGCATTCCTTCAATATCAATACTGACATATAATCCTGCAATCTCAGGATTTTCAATGTAGAGATTATTCAGCTTTATTACCTTTCCAGATGGAACTTCAAATAAGGTGGTTTTTGTTCTAGGGGATTGAACATTGATAACTGACCATGTGTTGTTTTGCGATTCACTACCCCCAGCTGATATGTGACCTGTATATCCCGATTCCACCTGTTGCATCACATGTTCTTCGTAAGAGCGTGGATTGATGTAACTCATATGAGCCGCATTGCAGTACCAAGTTGTGCCATTGGAATTAGCGACTGAGCCAATAAGATGGCTGTTAGCATTTCTTAGCTGAACCCTAGACCCATAAATACCCCCAAAACAAACAATTACCATATCGCCAATCTGAGTAGGGATTGGCTCAAAAAATGGTGGATTACGATTCCCTGCCGATTGCGATGTAGTCCACACTGGATAGTTTGCTCGAATATTGGTAAAGGGATTTGTCTGGTCAACATTAGCTAAATATGCACTTGTCACCGTTGAGCCGTACTGAACAGTCCCATAGCTACTGTAATCATAGTTTGCATCTAAGTTCTTTGTTGAAGGGTTCGTTCCTGATGTATGGTTTATTTGAGAGTCTGTCCAATACCACATATCTGACCCTGCCGTATACATCGGAGTCCATTGATGATATGCACCCGAAATCTGCGTTCCTGCTTGGTTATCGTAATCAGCAGAAGAAATTGCCGCTGTATTTCCTTGATAACACCAATGGGCAACCATTAGCGTGTTCTGCAAAGTATAGTCGCCATCCCTTAACTTCCACACTTCTGGAGTTAGAGGTGATGAACGGCTTTTCTGTCCCGCTTGCGTTCCAGAATATTCAGCGTAAACATTCCCCCAGATTAGAGAGACTCCATCCTGTACGATTTCCCAAGCAAGTGTCCCGACATTTAATTCGGTCATTGCCGCAATATTTGGATTCGCCATACTGTTCTCCTAGTTCCTGTTTTTTCCGAAAAATAAATTGACTGCGTATGAAGTCCCAAATCCACCACCGCCACCAGCAGAACTTTTCCATTCTAACTGAGTCCCTGCCGAGTTAACTGTTAGAAGTTGGTCGGCACTTCCTAATGCTAATTTAGCCAAAGTGTCGGCTCCAGACGCATACAGCAAATCGCCTTGTGCATATGTAGATTGTCCTGTGCCTCCATATTCGTCTGCGATTGCTGTTCCCTGCCAGACTCCTGTCCCAATAGTTCCCACAGCCTCAAGAGATGAAGTGACAACGTTTGACGCAAGAACTGTTCCAGTCAAATTATTCGCATCATAGTCTTCACTAGACCACGTTGGAACACCCCCTACAACCTTCAAAACGTGATTTGTAGTGCCAATCCCTAGTCTAGATAGCTGAGTTGCAGATACGGCGTAAATAAGGTCACCAGTAGCTTGAGAATCTAACTCGTGACCATCAATAGCAATATACTCATTTTCTGTTAGTGATGAACCAACACTTTTATGCTTAAATTCGTTTGCCATTATGCTGTACTCAATACTCCTCTAAATGCTCCACGCCTTGCCCCATCTCTTATCGCCATAAAGACTCTGTCCTCAAAGTCATCAAATCCGTAAGTTGGTCCAGAGAACTCCATGTTCATTGCACCGCCAGCACCTTGTTGTGCATTCTGATGGGACATTTTCGTCAGCACCGCCAAAATCTGTTTAAGGATATCGGTATTCTGTCCGCCCTGATATTGGCTTAAAGGAACAACAGCTTCTGGTCCCGCCTCTCCAATTTGGGCAATTGTCGAGCCTGTAACAATTCCACCGTCTTCAAGTTTTGGAATTTCTGGAATATCAAAACCGAAACCTTTACCACCTAAACCCGGAACCCAATCTGGAACATCAAAGCTGACTTTGTTTAAACCTTTAATCAAAATATTAAAGGCTCCAATCCAAAGATTGATATAAAATTTTATGACAGACCAAATACCTTCAAACACACTTGAGATTGTGTTCTTCAAACCTTCCCAGATTTTCTTACTGCCCTCAACGATTGTGTCCCAATTCTTCCATATGAGAATCGCCGCTCCAATTGCTAATGCGATTGCTCCGATTGCTATGAGAACTGGACCCATTGAAATATTAAGTGCCATCATGCCAGCAGAAAGACCAGAAACCGCAGTTGTAATTCCCGGAATTATCATGATGAGAGGACCCGCCATTGTCGCCATGCTTCCAACAGGTTCTAACGCTCCCTTGACCTTGTTCTTCATAATGTCGAACTTATCGGAAGTTGTAAGGGTTTCCTCACCCAATGTTGCCAGCGTTCCTTCTGAGTTCTGCATGACTTCCAACAGGCTGTCAAACTCCATTGCCCCTGAAAGAATCGCATCCTTAAAGCGTATGCCAGCACCAGCCCCAAATGCGTCTTGAGCCAACGCCAGAGATTCGGTGTCTGTTTCAGCATTTTTAATATCATCAATCAACTCAGATAAACCAGCAGACATATCAGTCACACCAGCATCTGTTAATTTCTTCATCGCAGTATTCAATCCGGGCATCATTCTGGAAGTCTCAAGACCCGCCGCTTCCATGTTGGCAAACAACGCTGTGGATTCTTCTAAGTTCAACCCCATCTCTTTTAATTGTGGAGCAAACTTCACAACTGCTGATGAAAGGTCAGAAACGGGAACCCCAACTGCTTGTGATGCAACGGTTAACTTGTCCAGATGTTCTTCAACAGATGTTGCGGGTTCTCCGAAAGCCACAAGAGAATCAGAGACAGATTTAATCGCTCCGCTTGCGTCATCTCCCATAGTTCTTGAGAGATTCAAAAACGCTGTTGTGGCACTTGTTAAATCTTCACCCGTTAATCCGAGTTCAGTATTTAGGTCGGCAATTGCTGTCGCAACTTCCTGAGAATCATTCGGTACATTTGCAAATACTTCATTGAAAGAATCTTTCAAAGCATCTAGGTCTTTTCCTGATGCTCCTGTTCCCGCCCTGATAGTGTTCTCTGCTTCCTTGAACTCATCACCTATCTTGACTGCCGCTGCCGCCAATCCAGTAGCCGCGGCAGAACCAATAGCGATAGGTTTGGCAAGATTCTTTATCTTGCCCCCAAGACCGCCAATATCCTTCTCGGCGTTCCGAGTATTTGCGTCTACTTCAATTGTGACCGTATTAGCCATTTGATTCTTCTATTCTTCCCTTATTTACAATATCCAACATCCTTAACAGACCAACATCTTCAGCAAATACTTCTGACGGTAATTTTCCATATTTCTCGCAGATTGAATCTATCAATTCTGCCTCAATCAACCCTTTGGGTTTCTCAATCAAATTACCGTCACGGTCTGTTCCACCTCCGACAGCTTTCCATCGGAGAATATCTGCCTCTAAACTTTTCCCGAAGTTGTTGCCTGTTCTGCCCATGCTCCGATAATTGCCATGCAAAAAGCAGGAGGCAAAGTCATAAAGCCTTCTCCCGTTGCGGGGATAAGCTCACCGTCTTCCTCTATGTTCCAACTTGTTAAAACCGTATCCCCAAACATGGTGAAACATTCTGCAAGTTCTTCAGCAGAGGCTCCATCGTTTATTCCTTGAAACTTCAAGAAAGTTTGAACATTAACATCCAGCTTGGTAACAAGTTCAACTCCGTAATACTCGCTTGTCTCAGGGAAGATTATGCGAGCATCACGGCGTTCAATAGAAAAGGTTTTTTTCTTAGCTACTACCATCAGGGAACTGTATCAAACGTTGGGTCTGTACCGTTCTGTAAAACAAGCCCAGCGGTTACAGTCATATTCCCGTCTGCTCCCTGTGAAATGTCGTAATTTGTTACGACCATTTCTGCTTGCAGTCGAGGATTCCCTGTTGTGTCTCCCCCGATTCTGATATCAACAGTTCTGACCCCAGAAGTTGTACCAAAGACTGCGTGCCACTTATTCGCCGCCGCATCAAAAATACCGCTCAATGTGACCGTTAAATCTTTCAGTCCAACCAGCTTTTCCATAGCGGATTTGCTAATGGTTGTGACATCAATAGTATTCTGGGCAATACCAATGTCATAGTTGGTTATATCGTCACTGATGTCTCTAGCTGTTCCAGCAGAGTCATCAACCTGAATAACCGTTCCTATACCCGTCTGTTTAGCCATTATGACCTCCTAGTCTCTGACTATTGCACATGCTATTTTTGCGTCTGTGAAAGTTCCAGAGGTTGTGACACGCACATACCTTCTGATAGTTCCCGAAATTGTTACCCGCTCTGACGTTGAGCCAGATGCAGATGTAAAGGATACCAAGTCTGCCCAAGTTGAATCATTTGCAGAATCTTCAATCTTTACATCTACTGTCCCACTACCAAGAGAAAAGACTTGCAACATTGCAGAGCCTCCACTTGCTGTTGAGGAAGTATTGTCCAAAGAATCATTTGATGACGCAGAGGAAAATGTATCGTCATGGGCTGTCAGCATTTTCCCCATCATTGGGGAGACAGCATTTATTGTGTAATTCACAGAAACAGTTAAAGGAGAACCAGTTGCTCCTGATGTCGTGTAATCCGATTGCTTTGCAACGAATCCCGCACAAGCAGAACCAATACTTGAACCAAAGGGGATTAGAACCTCTTGGTCAACTTCTGGCAATGTTCCTGAGTTCGCTGTTGCGACTGCTGAAATATGGGTTGATGCGGCATCAAAAAAAGCATTCACGCCAACAGTTGCATCTGTTCTTCCTGTTATGCGTTTGACCGCTGGTGAGTCCAGAGTTGTAACGTCATAATTTTCTAGGGTTTCCGAAATGCTAAACCCGTTTGCGTCACCGCTTAAATCATTACCTTCAACATAAAGGCGAGAATTTAATCCTGTCTGTTTTGCCATACTGTTCTCCTACGGTGCAATTGGTACTTCTCCAAGAATTTCTACATTAAAAGGAACATCCAATGTTCTATATGCGACTCCACCAATATCTGTGTACCCCGTGGCTATTGCCCCAACACTTGAATCATTAACATTATTGTCCAATGTCGCATCGCCTCTCAACGCTGTATCAATATTGACTGCGGCATCCCATAAATCCAGTTCAATATTTTCTCGTACACTCGAGGAAACTTGCATACGAAAGTATGAGCGAATCATGAACGTTGTCATGGTGGACATATCATTTAATGTCGCCTGTGTAGATACTCGATTTGTTATCCAGAAGGCGCATAGCGGAGTTCCGCTGACGGATAAGGGTTCTCCCCTTAGAACAGCAGTAAATGTCGGGTCTGTGACTCCCGACAATAAAGTGTCTATCCTGTCCAATGCTCCTGACCTACTCATTCAAATTCCTCATGTAAAGCCTGTTCAAACAATTCATCAATTTCAGGTGAACCTCTTCTCAGCCAATCCTCTACATTTTTGAACATCCCATATCCCTTGAATACGCTCCTTTGGTTCAAGGAAGAAATACCTTCAACCCAGCCAGCGTAAACAATATTGCTTCCGTACCTAGCCTCACCAGCGTCAATCTGTGCGTGCAAACTTTTTACAAGATTTCCACCTACATGATTTCGTAGGTTTGCTGTCACTCTTCCATGATTCGGATACAGCTGTTCTTTGACTTTATTAGCTCCCATAACTGCTATGTCAGTTAAGGCTCTATCTGCCGCCTTCTGGAGACTGTTAACGGGGTCTAAAAAGAGCGGACCCGAATATCTAAATTCAATATTTGGCTGAGGCATTAAAAGTACACCTCAGAATATGCAGTTATATTGCGGAACTCATCTAGCGTTGCGAGAACAGAGGAGGCATCAGCATCAGAACGTGTGATGCCTTCAGCACCACTTCCGATGGTGAGGGTATTGCCCATATCTCTATCCCTGAAAAATACTTTTGCCAAATCTAGGCAAGCCTGAACAACAACTGGAGAATATTCATATCCGTAAACAGATGTCCCCGCATCATGAGTGGATGCGGTTGTTCCATTAACTCCCCGCTCCACAGTTAATGTATTAGATGAAATATTGGTTATATACATCTGCTCAGTTCCCACCAGTATTGTCTGAGCAATACTGAGTTCAGATGCGTCATTAACTCCCCATGATATTTCGGAATCTGTCGTGATTGCTCCCGTGGTTGTTTTCTCAGCAGTTAAATCATTTGCGTATCCCCAGACTCCCTCAACCGCAAGAGTTCCCTGCCCTGAATGAAAGGATTTCGCTGTGTCTTCATTTAACTTCAAACGTGTCTTGGGATTAGTGTTATATGGCTCCAGCCAATAGTCCTCGTTATAACCCTCCGTAAGCGTCTCATTAGACGTTCTTTCTGTCTGCTTGTATGAAGTTACTGATGTAATAGAAACAAGCCACGAATCAAGCGGAATCGCATTTATAAAAAAGTCTTGTCCACCGAGTTGTGAGTCATCTGTGGATGGCGTTAAAAGTTGCGGGGTGTTTCTTAAAGAACCAGAGCCAATATCAAAGTAATGCGTTTCAGTTCGTGGACCAAAACTTTGCATCCCGACATAGTTATCTATTCGGGTTGATGCTGACTCGATAATTCTTCGGAGAATTCCCGTGTCACTTGTCCAGCCTGAGGAGTAGGCTGTGCCAGCAAGATAATCTCTTAGTTCATCAATACTGGCGTATGAGTGACGGGTCGCCATTATTTATTCTCCTCTGTTGTAGCCTTCTTTGTTGTCTTGGTCGCACTCTTTTTGAAATACTCCGATTTGTTGGCGTATTCCGCTGGAATGTCGTATTTCTCACCCGCTACAAATGACTGCTTGATAGCAGAAAATGTAACGTCTTTGATGCAAGTAACTTTCATATCAACCTCTACTTTATGAGAGGGAGGGCGAACCCTCCCCCTCAATGCTTACCTAACTAGGCATTTTTCATTATTTTGAAAGCCGCTGTTAGACCAACCTGACCATCGCCTCTTCTGGAAGCAAAAAATCCTATTTGGTCTGATTCCATGTACAACGAATCGTTGCGCCTTATTGAGTAGCCAACCCTATCAAAAATAATATATTGCTTGAAGTCACCGAACACGGCAATCTCGTTGCCCGTAGCCAACGTTGTTGCGAGTCCGTTACCACTAGCATCTGAGTGAGTCACACCCTTGCCGAGCAAGAAATCTGCGGGTGCAGAGTTCAGGTCAGAAATGGCGTGGATACCAGCGGCAGTTGCGCCAATTGCATTTATCTCGTTAGAGATTAGTGAAGGCATTACCCAACTTGCGTTGGCTCTGTGCTGTGCCTCAAGTGTGTAGTAGATACCGAGAACGTCAGCAACGGTTACTGCCGCCGCTCCCGCCATCGTGTAATCTGCTGCCGCACTCTGCAAGATTCCAGCATAGTTTGTGGTGTTGTCTCCGTTAAGGATTCCAACATCTTCAAACCTTCCGCTAGCCTCTTGGAATATCTGCGTTAACAGGGCGGGCAAGTTAATGGCAGAATCATCCAGAAGTTCTCGTGTGACCTTTACAAGTCCACCAGATTTTTCAAGAGCAAACTGCACCTGTCCAACAGTCGGGGTCTGGTCGCTGTAAGATGCTTCCTCTGCGATTGCTGCCCAGCTTGCTGACCCCATAGTTGGAACGTATCCATCTTTGGAGGAAACCCGAACTACATTACAGAGATTTCGCAAAGCTCCACCGGGAACTCCGGGGTCGTGAATAGTGTTTCCAAGGAAGGCTTCAGGTACAAAATAGCCGCCTTCATTGTCGGTCGATTCCTCCATGGCTTTCTTTTCATCTGGAGTAGCCGACATTTGGAACGCCTGTTCGCTAGAAGAACTCATCCATTTAATGAACGCATCTTTGCCAACTTTGGCTTCCTCTTTAAGGTTGTCTCCCATCTGCTCCTGCACCCACATTGGCTGTGCTTGAGGTGGCAGTCCCTTTACATATGTGGCGGGCTTATAGTCAGCCCTTGTCTTGGCTCCCTTATCGGCAGAGTCGTACTTGGCGACATCCTGCGATGCGACAGGGACTGTTTGGTAGCTTTGTTCAAAGTCAGACGTTAACGCCTTCATCTTTGCGTTGGCGGCATCCATCTCATCGGCTTTAGCCATAGTGACTTGAGCCTCTTTCACAATGCTTTCAAACGTTTCTAGATTTCCAGAGTCCAGAGCCTCTTGAGCAGATTTTAGGCTTGCTCCTGCCTGTTCTCTCATCTCACGGGTATTCACCGTTAGACCTCCTGAGTATTTATCTTGTTTCTAATCATCAAATTTAGGAGTGATAATTGACGCTCGGCATTTGCAAGTAATTCTTCTGCATCGTCATCGGAGAATGTTTCCTCGGTGTCGTGTTCGGCATCCTCAGGATTTTCTTCAACGGCGAGTACCTCTTCCTCACTTTCATCTGTGGAATCTTCAATATCATCTAGAGCAGAGATTATTGCCTCTGCTTCATCCTCTGTAATATCCTCCAAATCAACCTTCCAGAAGTCCGTATTTGCTGTTCTTACTCGTGACCAGACTCTCGACCCGTCACGCAGTTCTGGAGGCGTTTTTCCAGCATCTTTAATATGCTTGGCTAAATGTTTATAAACCATCTCCCTGTCAGCCTTCGGAATATCACTACCTCCCCGACCTCCATTCAGCACTCCGATAGCTCCAGAGCAAGCACGAATGTTTGCCGCTCCGACTATCCCATCCTCTACATGATGATGGATAAATTTATAGGAAGATTTTGCATCTGGTTTCCCATCTGGATTAACCCATGCTGACGCACCTCTTAACCCTTCTGCTCCAGATGTAATTCCCCGCCTTGAATCAGAACCTTTCCACGGACCCGATGTAGTTTCGGTGGAGTGGGTTTTGATTGGCTTGTTAGCTTTTTCAGCCTTGGCAGAAATGGTAGATGTATCAGGAGATGCTCCCCTGACAACCATGCTTGTTTCCACCCAATCCAAATCAGCAATGACACGGGTGGAGTTCTTTCCTCTACCCACCTGAGAAACCGAACCATCAGGGATGTTAAATCCTACTGACCATTCTCGGACAAAATCACCGCTGACATTACTGAAAGCATCTCGCCCGTCTTCAGTATCCATATTGAACTGCATCGTGGCGTGTAACTTGTAAGAACCATCCCCTGCGTCAACTGATTCTGCTTCCAGAACTTTTCCAACAACTAGATGCTGGTCATGCCCTGTTAAAACAGGAATGGGAAGATTCGATTGAATTGATTTATCAAAGGCAGTCGGCTCAATAATATCGCCGTCTTTGTCTTTAACTCCCATGGTGTTAACAAACGCCTCTACTACACCCTGCGAGGAGTCAACATTTTTTATTTCAATCAAACTTGTTTTTTGGTTCATACTCTTACCTCTGGCTGATAGTTTCTTGGCATTGGCTCCCAGTTGAGAGTACCGTTTGGGTGGTCTTCAATTAGGGCAGCATCTTCCGCTCTGTAAATTTGCCCGTGACGTTCTGCGCAAGTTCTGCCGTATGGGTCGCCATCAGGGACGTAATTATCATTGGGGTCGCCATCTACATCGTCTGCTCTCATGTAATTAAAGCCCTGTGCTTTATAGTGAGACAAAGAGGAAAGATTCTGAGTCCTCATAACTTCAGTTCGGGCAATAGTTCTTGCCCTGTTAAGAGTTTCATTGGCAACACTACGAATGCCGGGGAATTTCTCGTCAGGAACTCCCCGTGCAAGTTGCTCAATTGAATACCCACGCTCCAATGCGACATTGATGGCTTTCTGAAAGACCTTCCTTGTTGTTGAATGAATCATGCTTGCCCGTGCGGGAGCCTCACTTGTTACAGCTACAACTGAAGGTAGATTCTCTGCCCATGTTAGAACTCCTGCAATACCCGAATCATTTATGTGTCCATATGTTGTTCGTGTTACTGCCAAGAAATTTTTGAACAGAGCCTCTGTCAGTTCATTTTCGGCATCATCAGGAATTAAAGATGTCACGCCAAATGGGAACGCCTTTTCGACATCAACAATTGACCTTTCCATCTGTCTTCCAAGAGTCCCATCAACCCTGCTTTTTATCTTCCTGAAATATCGCTGTATATCACGTTCAAATTTCTCAGTTAACTTAACCCTTTCTTCAAGTAAAGACTTGCGCAGTTTTGCCGCTCTAGGCGCAACTCTCGGAGCTTTCAATTCCATTATCCTGTCTGATAGTTCTTCCTCCTCCTCTGCCTCTGGTAATGCTGGAGTTGAAGGTTCTGGTAATGCTGGTGCATCCATTGCCTCAATAACGCTGGTGGGAATCCTCCGAACATCTCCCTCATCTATCGCATCCGCACCTACATATGCACGGGCTTCATTCAACGTGATAATTCCCGCCTGAAATAATTGCGTTGCTCTTGATGATTGGGAGTCCGAGTCATCTAGGAATGACCGCATATCGGACATATCCGCATATATTGAACCCTCGTCTGGAAACTCATATTCCAGACAGTTATTAAGAAATCTCATTACCCTTCTGATTAAGGGTTCTAAAGTCTCAGAGTGAAATGAGAATCGTGCTTCCCGATAGTTGGCAAATGTAGAACGTGCGAGACCGACATTTGCCGATATGAGAATTGGGGGAACCCCGAACACCGCACATATCCGAGATTCCGTCATATAGTGTAAATCAGTTAACGCCATATCCTTTGGGGAAGATGCCATCTGCTGGTATTCTGCGTCATCATCGAGAACGGCAACCTTGTGCATATTCTGAGTGCCGCCAAATGTGCTTCTCCATCTTGCTCTGATTCGATTGGCTTCATCCTGAGATGTCAGCCGTCTTTTAATCTTTAACAATCCAGAGGGAACGCCAGAGTTCTGGAAATACATCTTGGCGAAATCACCCATGTTCAAGTCAAGGTTTACTGTCCTTGCGAGAACGTGCAAAGGAGAGAGTCCGTAAACATCTCCCTGCGGGTTTGGTAACGCAAGATGCGCTACATCTTCTTGAGGTAATGCGTATTCCCTTCCGTCAATCTCATAGACATAAGAATTGTACCCACGCTCCTCAGGAATAATGCTCATCCTATCGGGGCGTAATAACCACAATTTAATAACCTGATTTGTTCGGTCACGTTCCTTCAGAATATAAACATTCCCAGAAACTTGTAAGAAAGTTATAAGCCTCTCCAAAAAGGAATATGTATCCTCGTTGTGATTCGGCTGTAATAAAAGATTTGAAAGGGGACTATCTGATATTTCCTCAATACCACTTTCGGGAGATTGCATCCCTATGTAATATCTCGGAGACGCCACGCCGTCTGCAAGTTCTCTTATGCAGGCATGAACAATCTCATTCTTGCCGTATCCCCATTTAGCGAAATTGGAATAATTATCCTCTGGGTAGTTTACTTGGGAGGGGTCGTTGACCAGAGGTACGGCTTGAGCGATATCGCTGTCAGTAGCTTTACGGAAGAAATCAAATATTGCCATAGTCCCCCATGCCTTTTTGGGTACATGGCGAGACCACTTTGTTTATCTAAAATACAGCAGACGAAAATTACAGTCAATATTAAATTGCGATTTATATTTGCAAAACGTATCTATACTCTTCCTGCCACTATAAAATCGCAAATAGAGGAGCGTACAGAGCCATAATTAGCTGATTCTGCTCAATTCCTTACGTTTCATTACGTGTTTTGCACCTACCGCACACAATAACAGTTCCCTTCCCCGCCTTCTCTGCAAGTAGTTTTCCACAGTCGGAACATCTCAGTTCTTTGTGTTCTGTCACCATACGCCATCTCCCGCAACATTTCGCTGTCCGTGAACTGCGAGTGCTAATGCCATCACGCAGTCATCATGAAGACCATCGGGAGCAGAATACTTCACACCAGTTCTGGTGTACTCATAAGCAAAGGCATCTAACTCATTGACGATTTCTCCATCAGGGTAATGAATCGCCTCTGTTTGAATCGCTAAGGAAAGACCTTCCATCAATTTTTGTTTAGAGGAAGATGAAAAATTAAATCCTTGGATATTTGGTAAGTCCCTTTGAAGTCTTTCAACAATCGGGTCACCCACTCCTGTTGAGTCAACAATAGCCGACAGAAATCCTATTCTCTGTGACAGTATTTGAACTGTTTCCTCCCACGGTGCTTGGAATCTATCGAATGAACAAACAAACCCGTTCTCATCGAGTCCTATGGCTACCGTATAGTCAACAGATTTGGCGAGGTCAACACCGAATAATACAGGAGGTCGATTTGACATTGGAGCGATGCACTCAACGATAGCTTGTTGCCCGAAAGGATTGCCCCCATCATCGGATGGCTCAGCAAGGTAAAGTTCCTTAAATACATTGGCTGGCAACATAGATTGCGCTTGCTCGATTTCACTCCGCTCAATAACTCCTGCATCTGCCGCATCATATGCAGTTAACTTGGCATAATGCCAACCATCTTCCCCTCCCTCTGCTCGCCGTGCGAGAACATATGCCCAATTCTTTCTTCCCTTCACGTTCCCAATGATTCTGATTGGTCCTCTGGTTGCCGTCATAGTTGAACGAATAGCGTGCCACGATTCTTCCCGCAATCTGGTCGCCTCATCTATCACGCAAGCATAAACATCCTCACCGTATAAGTTGTCTGGTTTCTCCCCAGACTTAAATGCGATAGTTGCACCATTTATCAACTTGACAGTTAACTCGGATTCATTAGATGTATAGAGTTCATTGGAAAGCCCTCTCCGTATTCTCCGAAAAGCTATGCGGGCTTGCGGATAAACAGGAGCAAGCCACCAGTAGGCATGACCCTCTGCTCCTCTGAATGCTTGCTCGATTAACCACGAAAGGCAAGCAACAGTTTTTCCGCTCTTTGTAGCCCCTTCAATAACGGCGTATCTTTTAGGACTGAATATTGCCTCTTCCTGCTTCAAGTACAGTTTCGGTCTTTGGTAGGTTATCGTTGTCATTAGCACTCTCAATTACAAAGGTTACGGGAGCATCATTTGATATGAAACTATTTTGTTGAACTTGAATCATTGCCTTATCTGGAATCACTCCATGAATCTGGCTAATCTTGTCCATAACTTTTAAGACGATATTGGTTGCATCTATATCTCGGTTCATCGCCTGTCCCCACCACCTTAGGAGCAGTTGGTTATATCGCTCCATTTGCATACCCCTAACTTGGTCTGCCATTCCAACATGTTCTTTTGCTAACTCTCCTAATACTCGGTGAACATCTTTTTGTACCTGTCCAACTGATATGCCTTCCTGCTCTGCGAGTTGCCGAACAGAGGCTCCCGCTACCTTTCCTTGAAGGATTCGGTATCGCCTTTCCTGTCGTGCGATTTCTGCTCCGTTTTGTTTTGGCATTATCCGTATGACAATCTGGTTGGAGGTTCTGGTGGCTGAATGGTAAAAGTAGGGTCTCCCATTTTAGGGAATTGCATCCTGAGAAGTGGGAGAAATCGCTTGGCGAATATGTCGAGATATTCCTCAAGTGTCGCCCCTACTCCTTCTGCCGCACAAACTGTACAGCCGAACGTATTCAGGAAGGACTCAAAAGCTCCTTCAACCATCTCCCTTTCAAACTTGCCACCATTTACTTTTAACGCTACAACAAATGACGAATGAACTGAGCAGTCTTCCGTTTGAATTACAACATCTGCACTCTTCATTTGCTTGCCATCCATCCTCGGAAGTTTCCCCAAGCCCATATGGTCTCAACATTTCGGAATCCCGCATCCCGTAACAACTGCTCATTAGCTGACGCAGTTAACGGTACAAGAACGCCCTCAAGTGCTAGGCGTTTCCTCTGAATGTCTTCCTCTGAATATCCATGCTCCGCCTTCATCTCATAGTAGGCAGAAACATATCTTTCATCTGACACCAGATTAGCTCCCGTTATCTTTTCCACCAAAAAGAATGTTCCCGCTCCGTGGAGGCTTTCATAAATGTGGGTTAATAATCGGGGGCGGTGTTCTGTTGGAACAAACATCAAGGTTAAAATGCTAGTGACTATGGAGACTGAATCTGGCTCACCGCCAATTCCTTCTCTCAAATCATGTTCGTGAATCGTGACGTCATCTCTGCTGGCAAACCTTTCCCTTGACGCCCTTACCATTGGCTCTGATATTTCAAGCCCGTATACGTCCAGAGAGACTTGCGTAGAGTTATCATTGCGTTGCACGATTCTTTCAATAGTTTCACCACGGGATGAACCGATATCAAGAATAGTTAACGGCTTACTACCATCACCACTATCCTCCATAATACATTGAGAGATTAGCCGATTTGTTA